GGCTATGGCTAAGCGCTCCGTTTTCGGAGTGGAGCTTTCCCTCTCTGGTTTATGGGAGGGAATGCCCTGGTCTTGGCTCATAGACTGGTACACTAATATCGGGGACCTGCTTATGCAGACCCGAAATATTGTCCCAGTAACCGTACAGAGTGTAACTCTAATGCGGTCAACTACGACGAATAGTCGGATCGGACCTCTCACTGATAACGTTCGTGACATGAGTGTCGCGAAAGTTGTCAAAGAGAGGAAAGAACGCTATCCGGCGTCCGCCACTCTAGATGCTCACCTGCCTCTACTTGATGCAGGTCAAATGGGCATTCTAGCTTCGCTGCTTATCATGAAGGGGAAATCTCCCTATCGTGGTTAGCGGCTAAGGCGTTTGCCATGTATAAGTTTGGCAATCCCGCCAAGCTAGATTAGGAGTAGTACCATGTTCGCAGATCCGTTGGTCGTTACCATCAACGCAGTGGCGAAAAACCTTACTCGCATTAACCAAGATAAGTACTCTTCTGAGTACCTTCTTCGTACTGCGACTGAGGAATATCGCGTCAACATCAGGAATTCATCGTACACTGACAAGAAACGTGGGGTGACGATTGATCGTCACAACATGGAACTTGTGTGGACTGTGTTTCCTGTTGCTCCGGCAACACTTTCTACTGTTAGGAAGTGTTATACGGTTATCGAGAATCAGCGGGGTGATACCCTCGTTGACCCTCGTAATGCTGCGCTCGGTATCCTTGGGGTTTTGACCTCAGGGAATATCGACAAACTGATGAACTTCGAGTCGTAATGAAAACCACCTCTTACGAGGGGGGGATCATTACGCAAGTAACTCGAAGCACGATCAACAGAGCTGTGGCTTGGATTTGCACCTCCTTAATAAGGAGCACAAATGAAAAGCCAAGTAAATGCTCTACTCCATGTCTCGAAGGGCATCATTACTGATGTCTCTTTGACATACCCGGAGCTAAAGGAAAAGTTGGCCAAAGATTTGGTTCGACTCACCCTTTACTCTCGAACTAGAGGTCTTGGGTTGTTTACCCTTGACCTCCCTCATCTTGAGTCTCTATTACTTAGAGCACTTGAAGATGGGCGCCTATCACTAGAGGGGCCTTTATCAAAGGCCGTGTCCTCTGTGACCAAGGTGCCGAGATTATTCTCGGGACTTTGGCTGCGCGTGTTTGAGAGAGACTCCAGTTTGAAGCATGAGGTAGATGTCAATGCCTTACTCTTTCTTCGACAACTTTTAGTTATCGGAAAAAGAATTGAGGTGGTATGCTCTGACGATCGCATCCAAGCGAAAGTAGGAGAATACCATGACATCGAACGAAGTCTCCGTAAGCCCAGTTTCAACTGGGCCTGCGACGAACTTCACCTCACTCGATCCGAACCAGAAGATTGTAGTGCTTGCGCACGACAATTATCTGCCGGAGATCGCTGTGATAACACTGGCGATCTGTTTCATCGTGATCGCATTCTTCATACTATTTCCGAAGAGATATCGGTCAGAGTAGAAGAAAGTGAGAACGAGGCTACAACGAGCGAGGCTCGGCGTATGTCTAATGATCATATGTCTGTGCATCTTGTACAGGCAGTGGATCATCACTATTCAGACTTCTTTGATGCTAATTCTTTGTATCATAAAAGATACAGAGATGAAGATCGTAGAGTCAGAATCGACGACATACGTCTCCTCAACAAGATCCAGCAAGTTGCAGATCTTGTTTTCAGTACCTTCGAACCTTTCGATCCGCTCGCTTTTAGCGAATGGCTTCACGAAAGGGGCTTGGGTACAGGCTTCAAGCATGGCCCTGGGGCAGTTGCGGAACGGCTTAAGCAACATGAGAAATCATGTTTCCCAAACTGGCCGCACAAACTCCAGAATACCTTCCCGTTCGAACTCTGTGGAAAAACCATAGGGTCCGATGCGGGGATGCCATCTTCACACGAAGTGGCATCTCGCCTGATCTGTGTGCCAAAGACCGCAAAAGGTCCAAGGCTTATTGCAGCGGAGCCAACATCACATCAGTGGTGTCAACAACTGCTGTTAAGATTCTTATTCGTGCAGTGTAATTCCCATTTTCATGGGGATTTCATTGACTTTAAGAATCAACAGAAATCAGGAGATATGGTTCTGGAGGCATCCCTTAATAGGGAGCTTGCTACTGTCGATTTGTCAGATGCAAGCGACCGACTTACGTGTTGGACCGTGGAGCGTATA